GAATCTGGATTCAATCCTGCTGCTAGAAATTCAAATGGAGCATCAGGATTAATTCAATTTATGCCAAGAACAGCAAAAAGTTTAGGAACATCAGTAGAAGAAATTAGAGCAATGTCTGGAACTGAACAAATTCCTTTAATACAAAAATATTACTGGCCATATCGTGGAAAATTAAATTCTGTTGAAGATTTATATATGGTAACATTTTTACCTGCTGCTTTGAATCTAAATGACAACTTTGTAGTAGGAGTACAAGGTAGTAAAGATAAAATTTGGGGAATTGAACAAGGAGCACTATACTCTCAAAATAAAGGGTTTGATGCTAACAAAAAAGGTTATTATACTGTTGGCGATGTAAGAAACAGTATAAAACAAACAAAAATGGGTATGGCATAATTTATGAGATCTAGAGAGTTCATCACAGAAAAAAAAGTTGGTAAAATAAAAAAACGCCAACAACAATCCTCAAAAGGAATACACATTTATTCTGATGGTGAAAAAGCTAGTGGCGACTATACAGAATATAGATTAGGTTTAGCTTTAGCATGTGCGAATGGTAAAGATCCTCTAGATATAGATGCCAAAAGTTGGTTTGGTAAGAAAAAAGTAGCATTTCCATACACCGAAGAAGAACAGGAAATGTTAAAGCAAGCATATAAAGCTGTAGGAGCTAATTGGAAAGATATAAATCATGGTGATTTAGATAGTGATGAACTTAATAGTATAAACACTACTAGTCCCGTTTCAAATTGGATGAAGAAAAAATGAATAAAGAATTTAAAAAAATATCTGGAAAATCAGAAACACGTTATATTTTAGAAGATGCTTCCGCAGGTGGAACAAGTGCTGGAGCGATAGCTAGCGTTCCAAATACGTTAGGAACTCTTCAAAAAAGGCTAGATGAATTAAAAAAATCCGTTTCTGTTCCTAGAAAAAAACCAAGAAATCCAGTTGGTATGGGAACAAGTCCTGGTAGAAAAACACAAAAGCATGTAAGATCCGATAGAAAATCAGAGAAAGATAATAAAAAAGTTTTTGAAGAAGAAGAAAAACAAAAATTTTTTATAAAATTCACAACAGAAGAATTACCTGATGAACAATCTACTATAGTAGCTTATGGGGGATTTAGTGATTCTTATGAAAATTTTGATGAAAGAGATATTGAAATAGAACCATTTTCTATAGACGAAAATGATATTGATTATACATTAGAAGAAATAAATCAAAAAATAGCAGAAAATGGAATAAAAAATATTGAAAAAATTTATTTTTTGATACCAAAATCTTTATCAGGACCATTAAGAAATTTGATAGATCACACTCAAGAAATGGAAGATGTAGAAATATATACTGTACCTGATGAAATAGATAATGGTACTAAATCCAAAAAATTTGTTTTTGATCCTGAAACTGGAAAAAGAGAAAGAATAGATAAAGATTTAACATCAAGAAAGTTTAACCCTGATTCTGAAGATAAAGTTGAATTAACTTTAAAAGAACCAGGATTAAATTATATAAAACCATTATACAGTGGTGGAGAATTAGATAGAGATACAATATTATCAGGAAATAAATTAATAATTTCCCGAAAAACATATAACGAATTAAAAAATAGAATGGAGAAAGATACAACCATTGCTGAAATACTATCAATGAAGGGTTTTAAACATTATTTTACATTTAAAATGTTAGAAGAAAACATTGATGAACCAGACCATGAAATTAGTATGGCTAGTAGTGAATTAAAAAGCATAATTGAAGATGCTAATGAAATATTAGAAATAATTGAAGATATTGGTGAAAGCGAAGGTTTAGAAGCTTGGCAACAAAGTAAAATAACTAAAGCAGCAGATTTTTTAACAAGTGTTGTGAGAAGTTTAAAAGGTGATCAAGATTCAGAAATAGAAATAACCGAATCATTGAAAAAAAAATTTGAAGAATCGCTAGACGAAGATCTTAATAAATGGTTCAAAGAAAAATGGGTAAGGTTTGGTCCTGACGGGGAAATTCGTGGCCAATGTGCTAGAGGATCAGAAAGTGAAGGTAAACCAAAGTGTTTGCCACAAAGTAAAGCACAGGCTTTAGGAAAAAAAGGTAGAGCAAGTGCTGCGTCAAGAAAACGTAGAGAAGATCCTAATCCAGAACGTAAAGGCAAAGCAATAAATGTTGCCACTAAAAAGAAATCAAACGAAGGTGTAGTGAAAGACAATGATCCATGGGGCGACCAAGGAAGGTTTGCTGGAGATACTCATGTTGATGTAGGTGGAACATCGATACAACCTCTATCAGTAGGAGACTTAGTGTCATACTTTGGTGATAAAGCATCGATTGATGCTCTATCTAAAGACGGAAACATTGCTAGAATTTCATTTACGAAAAAAGCAATAACCCAAAATGTAAAAACTTCTGATTTGGTAAAAATTGGTAAAGGTATGACAGAAAAACAATTAGATGAAAAATGTTGGGATACACATAAACAAGTTGGTATGAAAAGCAAGGCAGGCAAAATAGTTCCAGATTGCGTACCAAAAGAAAGTGTAGAAGAATCTACAAAATGTCCACACTGCGGTGGACCAATGTTTGAAGAAACAATGATGATGGAAAAGAAAGATGCTTGCTACTATAAAGTAAAAAGTCGTTATAAAGTTTGGCCAAGTGCCTATGCCAGTGGTGCTTTAGTAAAATGTAGGAAAAAAGGTTCTAAAAATTGGGGGAGTAAGTCTAAGGAATAACTATGAGTTTTTTGATAGCAAATTTACCACCAATACATTGTTATATCCGTAAAGAATTTCTTTATGATTTTCAAAAAGGTCAAGGAGAATATGAACCATGTATTTGGGTTTCTATAAAAAGTATTAGAGGACAAGCGTTTAGAATTGAATCTTATCTACCAAACTACGGTGCTCTTTATGATAAATTACCGTTACATGCTTACGTAAGTAGAATTGAAAATTTAGATACAAAAAATTTTTTACCATTAGATACATTACAAATATGGGATTGTTTTAGTTATAATATTGCTGTATTACAAAAAAGTTTCTTAAGAAATTTAAGTTGTAAATTTTATGCTAAAAATAAAAATTTTTATAGTGGAGACTATTTATTTACGGTAGACAATGCTAGCCCTGATCACAATATTATAGATACAAGTTATAGTGAATGGCCAGAAGATCACAAATCTTTTAATTTTATCCAATTAGAAAATGGTCAATATGCTGCTCAGCCAAATAATCGTTGTATATTTTTGGATGCCGCGAGCAATCCAAAAGAATTGAAATTTCCCGATTTTAAAGTTTGTACTAAAAAATACGTAGTAGAAACAAATCCAAAATGGGCATTAGGTGATACTGATACTGTAACATACGAATAACTCTTGAAATACTCCTCTTAATATATTATAATTAAGGTTTTAAGGAGATAATATGAGTAAAGCATATGGCCCAAATGAGCAGGCAAAAATAAAACAAATAGTTTCTGAAGGTGTTACAGTAATGACCGAGATCCAAGATCTCACCGAGGGGCTAAACGAAACTATCAAAGCCGTTGCTGAAGAACTAGAAGTGAAACCCAGTGTAATTCGTAAAGCAATTAAAATTGCTCAAAAAGACAAGTGGGATCAAGTATTCCGTGAATTTGATGATCTTGAAACTATTGTTGATATAAGTGGTCATGCTAATATGAGAAAAGATGTTTGATGTATGCCAACTTCTATTTCAGCTTTTAATAAAGAAGTCATAAATCATATTACAGCTATTGCTCCAAAAACAGTATTAGATGTTGGTCCTGGAATGGGGAAGTATAGCGACTTGATACGTTCTATAAACAGTTCTATTATATGTGATGCTGTCGAATCAACAGGAGATTATATTCTCGAATACAATTTAACATCAAAATACAGAAATGTATTTCAAAAAGATATTATAGAATTTGTAAAAACAGATAGACTTCATCATTATGATTTATGTATAATGGGAGACATTCTAGAACATTTATTCTTGAGTGAAGCTATAGATGTAATTGATGCTCTAGCGTATAAATGTAAACATTTAATTGTTATATGGCCTACAAATTTACCGCAAGATAGTGAATTTGAAAGTCACTATGAAATGCATAAAAGTAATTTTACATTACGTGACATATCTAGATTTAATATTCAATGCTATAAAAAAACTTTTGGTTTTTATAGAAATAGATTACCTGTAGAATTACATTATGTTCTTATTGCTGGTCATACTACAGCCAATGATGAAATTCTAAGAAGATTCATCATTAATGAAGAAAGTTATGTAACTGGTATCACCAATGAAGATTGCTAAAAAGGTTAATTAATGAGCTATATTGATGCTATATGGGATAGAAAAAAAGACATAATAAATGTTGTTGAAAGAGATCCGGTTAAGGGAAGAATTTTTACTACACATCAAGCAAAATATCTTTTTTATTATCCAGATGAACGTGGAAAATATAATTCTATATTTGGAGAAAAATTAAACAAAATAACAGCAAAAACATATAAAGATTTTCAAAAAGAACAAAGAATTTATAGTAATTTTAAATTGTATGAAAGTGATATAAATCCAATATTTCGTTGCTTTGAAGAAAATTATCTAGGTAAAGAACCACCACCTTTAAATATATGTTTTTTTGACATTGAGGTTGATTTCGATCCTGAAAGAGGATATGCTAGTCCAGATGATCCTTTTATGCCTATAACTTCTATTTCACTGTATCTACAGTGGATGGAATGTCTTGTTACTTTAGCAGTACCACCAAAAACACTAACTATAGATCAAGCAAAAGATTTAGTTAAAGATTTTCCAAATACTTTTATTTTTGAAACTGAAGCAGAACTTCTTGATACTTTTCTTGATTTAATTCAGGACGCTGATATTATAAGTGGTTGGAATAGTGAAGGATTTGATATACCCTTTACTGTAAACAGAGTAACGCGAGTATTATCAAAAGAAGACACAAGAAGATTTTGTTTATGGAATGAATTTCCTAAAAAAAGAGAATTTGAAAAATATGGAAAAACATCAACAACATACGATTTTGTTGGACGAGTACATTTAGATAGTTTAATTCTTTATAGAAAATACACCTATGAAGAACATCAAAGTTTTAGTTTAGATTCTATCTCGTACCATGAATTAAAAGAAAGAAAAACTCCTTATGAAGGAACCCTAGATCAGTTATATAACAATGATTTCAAAAAATTTATTGAATATAACAGACAAGACGTTTCTCTGTTAAATAAGTTAGACAGAAAACTAAAATTTATTGATTTAGCAAATTCAATCGCACATGAAAATACTGTTCTATTACAAACTGTTCTAGGAGCAGTAGCAGTGACTGAACAAGCAATTATTAATGAAGCGCATTATAGAGGTTTAATAGTACCTAGTAGATCAAAAAATAACAGTGATGATACCCAAGCAGTTGGTGCCTATGTTGCTACTCCAAAAAAAGGGCTTCATGATTGGATAGGATTAGTTGATATAAACAGTCTTTATCCGAGTGTAATTAGAGCATTAAATATGGGTCCAGAAACAATTGTTGGTCAATTGCGTCAAGATTATACGACAAATGAAATAGAGCAGAGAATGGCCAAGGAAACTGCTTCCACCAGTTATGCTGTAGCATGGGATGGTAAATTTGGTAGTAATGAATATGAATTTGTAATGAAAAAAGACATTGTTAACGAAATAATTGTAGATTGGGAGAACGGTGAAACATCAGTAATGTCTGGAGCAGAAATATATAAATTAGTTTTTGAGAGTAATAAACCGTGGATACTATCAGCAAACGGAACAATATTTACATATGAAACAGAGGGTGTTATTCCTGGACTATTAAAAAAATGGTATAATGAACGTAAAGAACTACAAGCCAAACTTAAAGAAGCAAAAGATTCTGGAAATAGTAAAGATGAAGAATACTGGGATAAAAGACAATTAGTTAAAAAAATTAATCTTAATTCTCTTTATGGTGCTATTCTTAATGCTGGATGTAGGTTCTTTGATAAAAGAATAGGTCAATCAACAACATTATCCGGGCGTCAAATTGTAAAACATATGAACTCAAAGATAAACGAAATTATTACCGGAGATTATGATCATACTGGAAAATCAGTCATATACTCTGATACGGATAGCTGTTATTTTTCAGCGTATTCGACATTAAAAACTGATATAGATAATAATAAAATTAAGTGGAACAAAGACTCAGTAATACAAATTTATGATACAATTGCGAAAGAAGTTAATTCTACATTTCCTAATTTTATGTTAGATGCTTTTCATTGTCCAGCAAGTCGAGGAGAAGTTATCAAAGCAGGTAGAGAATTGATAGCAATCAAAGGTTTATTCATTACTAAAAAACGTTATGCTGTTATTTATTATGACAAGGATGGAAAACGTTATGACATTGACGATAAACCTGGAAAAATAAAAGCAAGGGGGTTAGATTTAAAACGTAGTGACACTCCAGAATACATACAGGATTTTCTTAGTGACATATTAGAACAAGTATTGCTCAGTTCAAGTCAAGAAGTTGTTATTGACATGATTAAAAATTTCAGAACTGAATTTAGAAATAGACCTGGATGGGAAAAGGGAACTCCTAGAAGAGTTAATAATATGACCTCATATTTTCTCAAGGAAGAATCTCTAGGAAAAGCTGATTTACCAGGACATGTCCGTGCTTCAATTAACTGGAATACCTTAAAAAGATTAAACAATGATAAACACTCTCTAAATATTACAGATGGATCTAAAATAATTGTTTGTAAAATAAAAAATAATCCATTAGATTATACATCCGTAGCTTACCCTATAGATCAGCTTAGATTACCTGAATGGTTTAAAAATCTTCCGTTTGATCATGATGAAATGGAGTCTTCTATATTTGATAAGAAATTAGAAAATTTGATTGGTATATTGAACTGGCCTATTAAAGAAACCCAGAATAAAAACGTTTTTAATAATATATTTGAATTTGTATGAGGAAATAATGAAAGACATTTTAATAGATATAGTATCACACACTCATTCATTAGGATTTTTACCAAACATTAAAATTACTGGTTCAACTAATGAAACAATAATAGAATCGATGGCAGAAGATCGAAGTGTAGTTCTCACTGGTAAAACCAATAAAGTTATACCGGAATTTCTTGGCATTTTTGGAATGTCAAATTTAGAAAAATTAAATTTTTTTC